AAATACCATTAGAATTTTGTACCTGTTGATATCCTTGCTGAGATAAGAGAGTAGCAGTAGGGGTATCTTGGGTTGTTATAAATTTCTGTTTCATAATCCATCTACTCCTTACATATCATTTTTGTCCTGGTCTTTGGTTTTGAGTCCTTCATCACTTAAATCTGATTGGTCTTTTTCTTGACCACCACCATCATTGCCAGATTGTGTGTATGACGTGCTAAACGGTTTAAGCTTCTCGCCAAGATTCAAACAATCTTCCTCTAAAAAATTCATAGCAAGGGTATCTTTCTCAGATACACCATTTAATGTGTTATATAAAATTTTGTTTGGAAGTCCATTTTGACAAGACTCAAGAATTGATTTCTTAAAATCATCTTTCTGATAAATGGAAACATCAAAGAATTTAACCTTACAAGGTTCAGATATCCAACCAGATAAAAGTCTATTAAGAATAGCTTGAATCTGTGGAATAAGAGTTGAAATAGAAAATGTAGAATCTGCAAGTACACCATATTTAAAAGCAGTAGAGTTCGATGCAGAGTTTAGATTTAATATCTGAGCACCACCAGCAGTATTGCATCATCTGGGAAACTTATCTCATGTAATTCACCAGGAACAATAGCAGCAGAGATATAAGGAGGTAATGCTTCTTCAAGCATACGATTGAAATACTGAATCATTATATCTGGATTTACAGCCCAATCATCTACATCCTTGCCCATTGTCTTCATTTCAAGCCATACTAATTTATATATATTAGCTGCCTGTTGAACCGCTTGATAATCAGAAGCATCCATAAGGTCAATCAATGATAAGAATATAGGAGTAAGCACAGGAACAATTGTCTCCCAATCCTCAGATCTGAATTTAATACATACATTATATTCTTCTGGGATTAGCTGATATTTTTCATTTGTACTTTGATATGTATTCCACATGCTATTGAATGGTTCGCCCCAATATTCCAATAGTTCGGAATTTCGCTTAAAATAGCTCATATCCATTGCACATGCAAATGAACCATCAGGAAATACACCTGCAATTCTCATATACGATGGATCAAGTGGAAGAATAAACATTCCCTGTCCCTCTGTGTAATAAGCACATCCATAAAATGCATCTTCTCGAAGTGTTATAGATGCAGCTTTACGAAACTCATAATTTAGTCCGAGAGTATCTACGACATCAACTGTCTCTTGATACTTTAGCAATGTAGATTTTATGTCATTATTATCTGAAATTATAAATGGGGGAACTATGTTACGAATAGATAAATCAATTTGATTTGCATAATATTTGCAAAGACGATAGTAGATTTCCGAACGATAATAAAGATAACGAGATAAACTTCTAAGATTTGCTTCACTAGAAGAAATATTTTTAATATAATCTTTTACATCTTCTTTGGAATAATTACTGATTGTTGTATATGTCTTGGATTTCTGAATATCTCGAAGACTTGTAATTGCACTTGTTGCATCTTCATAGCGTTCAAGTCTACTTTTATTTTTCTCATACCATTCACGCATTTCATTTGCGGTTGGCTGTTTTGGAGTAGAAGAAGTAGTTTTCTTCTGCGAATTATTTACTTTGGTAGGTGCATTAGAATTTGCATCTACTCTCTTAGGTCTAGGCATATTTGATAATGCACCTCCTTAATTGTATTTTGCCTTACGGATTGTAAGTTTATTTATAAAACTTGTCGCATCTTCCATTGGACGTTTTCTATTTGTAATAGCTTTTCTACGTTCACACATAAGGGCGTAAGAAGCCATACACGCCGTATACGCACGATCATCGTGGAGCTTATTGGCTTTTTCAGGCGTAAGTTCAAATGAATCTTTTCCAGAATCTCTTTTCTTACGAACCATATTAACAAGTTCTTCTTTTAAAGCATCAATGTTAGCAAGTGCAATTTCATCTTGCCAATCAAGCTTTATGGTCTTTGTATTAACAGATTCAATTTTCTCTAATTCTTCATTAAGCTTAGTTTCAAATTCTTTTTCATTAACTTTTTGCTTCCTGAGTTCGGCAGAAATTCTTTCTTTCTCTTTAGTCAGTTTTTTCTCATCAACATCAAAAACAGTAAGATAACCTTTGTGATCATATTGTGCGGTAAAGCTAATTTTATCTTGATTCATTAACTCAATCATTGCTTCATACATTTCAGATTTGTAACCAGCAGGAGACATAAGATGTACTTTGTCTACTGCATTTGGGAATTTCTTAACATAATCGGCAGAGTATTCTTTATCTATTAAGCCTCTATGAACAATGCCAGCAGAGTCTGTCCAATCTGGCATTAAATAATCAGCTATATTAACACCAGATCCGCCACTACCTGCATCAATGTATACACCAACAATATTTCCATATGCGTCAGCTCCACCGTTATAATCAAGAATTACTTTTTTTAAATATTCAATCTGATCTGGTGTCTGCATAGGAGATTTAATTTTTTTACCAACATCAATAAGATTAATACAGTTTACCAATCTCATTCTTGTATCAATGCTTCCGTCCACCTGTTCGTATTCATAAATTTCACCAACAAGAATTACTGAATTATCTCGACTTCTAGCAGGATCATATGTGATTACGAATTTTTTATTACCTGTATCATTGTAAAGAAGAGGCTTTCTTGTTTCTTCATTTCGTGTAATAACACCTCTACGAATAATTGCATCAGTGCCAGCATCTGTAGTGAAAATGCAATAATATTCACGTCTTGCTTTTTCTGGATTTGTTCTCATTTCAGATTCAACAGTATTTCGAGATAAAAGAGGAGTGACTAATTCACCTTTAAGAGTTGGTTTAAATGCTTGTTCGCAATCTATATGTAAAACACAATAATCTGGATTTCCCATGATTTGCTGTTTAGAAAAGTCACGATACAGTCTCCAAAACTGAGTATCAGTTGAAGAAGCTGAACTTATATAATATTTCTGATATGATAAATCTCTTGGCAAACATCTTTGGCGAATAGGATCTATTGAATTACCATCAACATCCTTGCCAGTTTTTAAGCTTTTATTTACAACAGCAAATGCACCATAAACATTCATCATTTCATCTGACAAGAAGCCGCTTTCGTCAAAAATTACGGTGCCTCGCATACCTCTTTTGGCATCTATATTTCCGTTCAATGTCCTAGTCATAGATCCGTTATAACATGAATAGGAAAAACCATTGGATGAGTGTGAAAAACCATCACCTGCTGCATTCTTAATTTCAATTTCATTCTTAAACACAGAACCAGTTGAACCATAAAATGTATCAATATTATCATTGGCAAGTCGTTCCAAAGTAGTAAAAGTTTGTTCAGCCTGACCACCTGTACCACTTGCAATGTATGTCCATACATTACAAAAGCACATATCTTTTGACATTATCTCAAGATCAATAACTGTACTTTTACCATATCCACGAGTACATACAGCAAGTACATTTGGACAAACCCAACTTCTTTGTACAAGAAGTGCCTGCCCATCTAAAAGCTCTATGTTGAAAAAAAGATCTATAGCTTTTACTGGGTTGCATTGCAAATATTTTTGAATTTCAGCAATTTGAATATAAGACTCAATTTTACGAGATGAGATAGAATAACCATGTGGTTTTACATATATTCCATATTGATTATAAAAATCTTTATCATAATCAAGAATTTCATTCTGATAGTAATTCATAATCATTTGTTTATTCTGATTCATTTTTGACAACCTCCTTTACCTCTTCATTAGGAGATTCTTTTTCTTCGTCAAATTCCGCAAAAACAGAATAAACATCTTTTAAGTCTTTCAACTGTTCTTCATTTAGTAAGTTATTTTCTTTTAATGTATCTCTTAAATCAAGATTTTCTCTCAATAAAATTCTGTTAATTTCTTGGTAAGCATCTTTTTCTTTACGAAGATCAGTATTCACAACACGCATTTCAGAAACCATATCTGACCATTCAGATTCATCAAGAGCTAATTGTTTCATAATAGAAGCATCACTAATTTCCTGAACCTGTTGCATACCTCTACATGTATCAATATCAAAACCATTGACCTCACCACTTCGCAGATTAAGACTCTTAATTTTCTTGATTTTTCCAGTCCATGTATTTTCACCTTTTTTAGCATTTTTATTATGTTTTAATGAAATACAACTATCTTGTGCA